GCCCAAAAATGACTTACCTGTTACCGACCCAACTCACTTACCGTCGACCTGCAACTCCAGACCATGAGCAGCCTGCGCGCACCTGTGAGGCTCGCGGGTCAAACTGTCGGCGTTGTGGGACAGTCTGGACCGGAACATGTTGAATGTATTGCACAGGTCGCACAAACTTTGCAAGGCCTCGTCGGTGGATGTACGAGTCCCGCGACTCAGAAGAATGGAAGTAGCTGCAATCGGGACGTCGACACCGTTGATCGAACTTGCAAGGCAGGAAGTTCAGCTCATCCAGAGTGTGTGCGAAGCGGCACGCCTTGTGCGGGCAGTGCTTGCCGTTTTCGATGAACCGGCACATCTTGGTCTTTGTCAGATCATGAGCCGGTCGCTCATTGCTAGTTGGTTGCTCGACACGAGTCGGTCGCTCATCGCGAGTCTGCCGAGAGACAACCTTTTGCATTGTCTTCTCAATCTCTTGCTCGCGCATCACATCTGCCAGGCTGACGGGCTTGCTTGCGGGCTTGGTAGCTTGAACCTTGGGTTGCTCAACGGGCTTGGTAGTTGCATTGGGTCGCACCACAATGAGCTGTGCAGGCTTCTCGGCAGGCTTTTCGGCAGGCTTCTCGACAGGCTTGGTTGGCTTTTCGGATCCGGGCTTCTTCGCCACGGGCTTTGTTGCTGTCCACACGGTGCTGAATTCGTCGAGGCGTTGCTTGCGAGGAGCCACAGGCTTCACAGGCTTCGTTGGTGCCTTGGGAGTCACCACAGGCTCATCCAGTTCCTCATCGTCCCAGGAGTCGTTGCAGTCGTTGCTGGTCTCCTCAACACCCCACTCCTCCTCCGAGTCGGTGGGGATACGTTCGAAATTGTCGAGCTGCTCCCAGCTCTCAACATTGATGGTAGTAATAAAAGGCATTATTGTTTGATATGCTCTCTTTGGCAGAATTTTTCAAAAATTCAATTGGGTTGAAATTTCGAATTGGACAAAATTACCAGTCAAAGGCCCGATAATTTCGAAATAAAAATCTCTCCAAGTAATAAATATGAAGGGCCTGAAAGCTGTTCAGAAGAAAATCCAACAGGAGCAGAAAAAGAAACAAAAGGACGTTATTCGTATTAAGGACGATCGGCAAAGACCGCAAGCCCCACGCCCTGCCCCCGTACCGAGAACGAAAAAGGCCGTTGCTCGTGTTGCGAAGAAAATCTCGCAGGAGGAGGAAAGATTGCGTGTTGATTTGGAAGAACTCCTTGATCTGCCCCCCAAAGAGTTTGCAGAAGCTCTGCGCCTCTTTGCAAATGCACCAGCGAAAATGCGTATTGCCAATGATATCCAAAAAATTCCCGAGGAACTACGCCAAAGTATTATTCTTCGCGCTATCGCAGAAACTCAACAAGACATGACAGCCGCACAGTACATTGCTCGCAATGTTCCTGAAATAATTGAGGTTGCTGCGGGTGATGAATACACTGTCAAACAACCCCTCACTCGCGATGAAGAGAGAAAGCGGCGTGAGCTCATGGCTGAACTGCTCGAAACTGAAGGTCGCGATCAAATGCAAATCCTTCTCGAAGGTTACGGACAACCTCTTGTAGTGCGCGAGTACGAAGCTGCGGAGCCCTACTGGTCGGATCTCGGACAATATGTTGAAGCAAATACCCTGGGCATGCCCGGCAAGATCAAGGAAGAACGCCTTGTTCGCTCGAGGCGTCAAAAATGGACTGAGTTGATGCAAGGGCGTCTTGGACCAAGACTGTTACGTGAGTTTGCTCAGCTAATGCTCGAAAACCCCCACATAAACTCCGATAAGCTTCTTGTGCAATTTATCAAGGAACGCGCGAAGCCTATCGATGATGTTCCAGAAGAATTTAATGAGACACTTTATGAAGTGTATGATGAGGATAGGGATATTGAGACTGCCCTCTTTGTCGCCCAAGCTCCGGAAAACATGCAAGACCGCATTGCACTGGTCATGGAATCCAATCCCGAGCTTTCCGAGGAGGAGGCGCGTAAGGAAGTCTTACGTATGGAAAATATAGCTGCTGGGCGTGATAAAGACTTTGGGTTGGTGCGTTCCCCCGAAACACTAGATGAAATGATCGCATTTTACAAGCCTTTGGATCGCGGGGTATATCGCAAATTGGCTGATAATCTTGCACAGCGCCCTATCGAGGAAGCACGAGAGGTGGTTGGAAAAATTAAGCGGGAAATGGAGGCTGACGAGGAAAGACGTAACGAATTGTATTACATGTTTGATGAGGCTACCATGCTAAACTCCCTCGAGCCAGACCGACGCGAAATATACGAACGCATCAAAACTGCTAATCCACATCTCTCTGGACAACAGATAATGCGTCGAATTCTTGAGAAAGAGGGTTGGAATTTCCGCGAGACCCTATTTGGTGTAATTAACGAATCTGGGGAGTTTGAGATAATCGAAATTGACAGAACGAAACCAAATATGGAATCAGAATCTTACGATTTGGCACTACGCAGCTGTGCCGGACTGCATCGCACAGCCCCGTGGATTGATGGTGTCGACAAGATGTGGATTGCTTCACCCAATGAAGGATTTGCCCCAGAACGCCAATATATCGTCTCCTATGAAGGATTGGCCAAAGAACGCGAAGATATCATTGCTAATGAGACATTTACTATGGAAGACAAAGTTTGGTACAAGCCGTCAACAAAATTTTTCCAGCTACTCTGTAATAACGCTAGAGATGCTGCAAAGCAAGAGGGCAATGTACGCACACTCTACGAAATTACTGATGATGGTTTGAAAAATGTGGATGTAATGATTGGCTATACACTGAAGAATAAATCATTCGTTGTTGTTGATGAGGATATTTTCTATGATGAGGTGAAATTTTTGGAAGCACGCCAGAAAAACGTTAGTGACACCGTGAAAGATTTACTCACCGGGCCAATCACAGCATTCGCGCGTCAACAGATGATCAAGTTCCTTTCTACAACATTATCGTCAATTGGCCCACAATTTGCAGCCACAGCCTATGCGGAGATCAGTGCGTATATTACAGGTCTGGAGGAGGAAATGTTCAAACTTTCTGAGGGTGGTAGTTTGCAAGACTATCTGGAAAAGATCGCCACACCCATTGTGGTATTAATGGAGGGATGGGCCAGTGATTTCGGTATATTACAGGATCGTGTAAGAATGGGCTATTACCTCCCAAGCAATGCAGTAAAGGCATTTGGAAGTGATATCGGAGAGTTGGCGGGATTGGGCCCGTCACAACTTCCAGGACTTAGTCTGACAACTCTCGGGCTAGCCGATTGTTTACCGGAGGTGTTTAGCAATCCCGATCGGTTTGCATACATTATTCCACAACTTTCAGAGATGGCCGAGCGGTCGAGGAAACAGTTCTATACCAATTTTGGGTATCGAGTCTACGCGGCGCTTAATCCATTGGTGCGAGTGACACGCAGCGGGATCAACGCATCGGCCAGTACGAGATTTGCACCAAAATGCTACAATAAGTCTGGAAATCAGATCAAGGCAGGCAAGAAGGTGCGCTATATGTTTGGTGGAGAGGTAATTTGCTACAACATTGATGACCTACGTGAGAGGTTTGAGGTGGGTGAGACATATGTGTATGTTCCAGGAATGTCTGATGATGCGTTTATGGCTAAATTTGAGAAATCTTGTGCAGAGCAGTTTGATCCACGTTTTGTAGCTAGTGTGTTAGCTATTGCAGATCAGCAGGAAAATACGGCAATGGCAACTGGAACGAGTAAGGACAAGTTTGATGCTGATGGGCGTCCGGTCCGAATTGCATGGGACGCAAGTTTTGGAGTTCTCCCTGGACTACCTGAGCTAATTGATAGCACTTTGCGTGAGTTGGAGAGTAATTTTGCACGAACAGCTGATAAAAATGCATTTTGCAGGTATTGTGGAGAACTAGTTGGCAATACTAGCTATCGCACTATTATTGAAGAGGAAGAAGATCGACCAGCTATTTACCAGTATTGCCAGGAAAGGTGCATGGAGGACGATCGGCCCCATCGCAAGAATTTTGGTAAGAAAAAGAGGAGTAAGGGTGGTGAGGCAACCCCGTCAACACCTCCATCAACTCCGGGGAAATGAGGTTGAGTGTTAGATTTATCAGAATTGTCTGATAAATTATCTTGATGTATCACTGTTGGCTGTTTTTCCAAAAACCATAAAATCAAAATTTATGTCAGTAATCCCAACTGTTCCAATTATTGGAATTTGACAGTGATTAACGTCGTAAAGCCTTCTTGCCACAATCAGAAAAAATCATCATGATTAAACAGTATGGCATCGTAAACATAATTGCAAGAACAATATGACAAATTCTCTCACCTCCAGGCTTGCTACACGATATTGCCATTTTTATGCTAAACCAGAGGAGCAGCAGTTCGAGAGCCAAGAACAGGACTCCGATGATGAGGAAAAACATACCTAGGGCAGCGCTGCTGCCTTTTTGGACGTTACGCCAGGAAAAATGTTCACCTCGCTTCTTCACGTTTTGTTGGTATTTCAGAGCAGATCCCAAAATTGAACAGGAAATAAGCATTTCTTATAGAACAAAAGAATGGATCTGACGGAATTCAAGTTGGAGGAACTGCGCCAAATGGCCTCTGAGATGGACATTGAGTGCAATGGCAAGACCCGTAGAGAGTTGTCACGGGAAATTAATGAGGCGTTCCGTCTTGTTGAGGACCACTGTGAAAACCTACAAAGGAAATACAAGCGTGGCAAGCTACTTGGTACAGGAAAACAAGGAACAACATATGAAGTATCCCACAAAGGTAAAAAATATGCAATGAAGACCTTTGCAGATAGCAAGTCATCAACTACGCTGGCAACGGAGATTCGCCTGCAAAACCTTGCAGCGGATCGTGGAATAGCCCCACATATTCTTGAGTCGGACACAGTAGAAAAAATAATAGTCATGGATAAGATGGATGGACACCTGATGGACTATATCCGACAGGGCAAGAAGCTTACCTCCAAACACGAAAAACGGCTATTGGAAATCTTCCGAGGCTTGGATGATGTTGGGGTATTCCATGGGGATGCGAATATAGCTAATTAAATGATGAAGGGTGACAAAATCTACCTTGTAGATTTTGGATTGGGTAAGAAGATTACACCAGGGTTGATTGGCAAACTTGGCACCAGAACACCAAATGTAGATATTGCTCTACTTGGATTCCTACTCAAGTTACGCGAGATGAACTATCCGCTACAGACACTCAAGTATCTATGCCAAAGGGTTCCAGAGAGTACACTGGCGAGGTTCGGTCTGTGATTACATAATATTGCATTTTTCCTCCGGTTCCCATAGTAAGTAGACCCTCATGCCAGCTGCGTGGTAATACATTGATGTACGGATATATACTCGTAGTTCGGAAAGTTCTGAGGGTAGGTTATCAGTTAAGGCTTGTTTTAATTTTTTTTCGTTGAGTTTTGTCACGTCTTTTTTGGGCAAACCAAAGCTTTCAAAAATTTTATATTCTCTGTGTCCTTGTGAAGCACAATTGGATATATGTTCTCGTGTCAGGGGTGATATGCGTTTTACGAGCATATCAATATATTTATCGGTAGGATCGTAGTTTTTCCTTGCGGTATCGAGATCATTGGCAAATGTTGGAACTTGTTGATGTAATTTTGTACAGCCCATTTAATCATAAAATATTGCTACTAAGTAGAGATGCCAACCTGGTGGAGTAAGAAGTGGGGGAAAGACGCGATGTGCGGTATTACATATACGCGTCTACGTCCCGGATATACAACGAAATTATCCTGTGGCCACCGATTCTGCACATCGGCGATCCGCAAGTGGCTGTATTGCAACCGTACTTGTCCGATGTGTCGCAAAGAAGTTCCGGACAAGATGCGAAATAAGCTGTGGAAAGATCGTAAAATTGATTAACTATTTTGCATTTCCCCAAGAAATGCAATTCTTTCCTAATGACGTATTGCGCTATATAATCCGTCTTTCCAATGATGATGACCATAGAAAAGCCAATATTACCCAACGAGTGAGTGTGGAATGGTGCACGTTATCACGGCAAAGTGTGTGGTCTACGCGCAGTCTACAAGAAATGCAACGCGTGGTGATGCGATTGTTGATTGAGGGATTTAGGCTTCCCGGAAAATATTCCCAAAAATATGTTGTTACGCAGCTAATCACCCTATTTAGTCAGATGGGGCCTGCTCCTCCACAGGCAGATCTAGAGTTTGGCAAGTATTTCTATGCATTTGGTGCTGTTGCAACAGAAATTGTGCGTTACCCCGAGATTCCTGGACTTTGTGATATGCATGTGTTGGAGGATGCTTGGGAACAATACCTCCACAAGTTTGTGGGTGTATCATCGAACTATCTTGTCAATCCGATTGAGTTGCCAGATGTTCCCGAAATCACCCTAATGTCCGATGAAAGCTCTGATGACTTTTCGTTTAGTGATAGCGACAGTGATTAGACAGTTAGCACACGTCCAATACTATGATCATCATCATCCATAGTAATATTGCTCACGAATCCGTGATCAATGTAACCACGCCACAATAGTGCAAGGTGTGGAAATGTTGATGTATCATCAAGAACTATCAGAGTTTTCCCGGGAATACTCACTGAACGGGAATTGAAAAAATCTAAATTGGCAGCGGAGTATGTATGATTTCCATCGATATGCACTAAGTCAAATCTTTCACCTCCATTAGTCTTTGAGTCACGGAAGAGGGGAAGTGCATTAGCACTATTACCTTTGATAAAGCGGAAGCGTGATGGGAAATGGGTACGTAAGTATTCTGCACAAGGTTCTGTGTATTCATGAACAGCAATATCGAAAGCGATGACTTTGGCGGTTTTGTTTGCTACAAGCATTAGCAATGATGATAGACCAGAGTTCATTCCAATCTCGAGAATGTTTGTTGACATTTGTGCTAGTGTGTAGAGATCGCGTTGTTTTGAGATGAAAAGTGGGTAGTAATCGAAGCGTCCGCTGAGGTAGAAGATATTACCCTCAAAAGAGTTTGTACACTCTTGTACGATTTTGTTCAGGGCGAGGATATGCTCAGTCAGTTCCTCGTCGCGAAACTGGATATAATCATCATGTGAAATAGCTTGAATTGTAGTCATTTGCATCAAACTACAATTCTTTAGTCCAATCAATCCCCACTGGTATCCTCGCCAGCATTATTCTCTTCATTGATAAATTCTTGTTCAGTATGGTCATGGATTTTATCGATAATTTTGCGCGCTGCTCGTTTGTCCTGTTTGGTTGCCTTGTTGTTTTTCAGGATATTGTCACGCAGTTTATCGATCTTGGCCTCACGACCATCTCTTGACAGCCGGCAAGCTTGATCCGCACGAATGCGATTTCGCAGTCGTTGTTTCAATTCCTCACGTGTTTCTTTCGGCATTTATTGTATGCAATGGCGTCTAAATGAACATATTTTGCATAGACACGCTGATATCTGCATTGCATCCCGCCAGTTTATCGATCATTTCTACCGAGACACGCACAGGATAGCGAATACGCTTAGCCCATTCAAAGCTGAAATCGAACTTGTTCGGGCAATTTACGGTGTTTAGCAAGTGGATGCGATTGACAAGTCCATACACGATACGTTCAATCGAGCGCATCCCACTGTCATTGGTATCTGTCTTAGTGTTGATTAGGTAGCGCATGGCACCCTCTGGAATATCAATATCTCCCGGACTTTTACCAATGTTCTCCAGTGCTTTGCGTAAAACATGGTCACGTGCAATGATAATTTTCTCTGGTAGTGAGTAGCCATCCATGGTGATACAGTGCAATCTATTGCGCAGTGCGTCGTCTTCGGGCAGTGTATTCATGCTATAGACCATCCAGATTTGGCTCAGGTCAATATCAATACCTTCGAGATATTTATCATGGAACTTTTGGTCTGGGTTGAGAATTTGGAGTAGCGCAGATGATATGGATGACGAAGCGTATTTTTCCAGTTCATCAAACAGGAGCACACCATTTTTCACACCCCAACGGATCAGTGCGCGTACAATCATACCAGGCTCAGCGCCAATGTATACTGAACGATCGCCTTTCAACATAGAAACATCATCGAGACCGCCCATCTTAATTTCCTCAAATGGAAAATCGAGTACTTCTGCCATAATTTGGGCCAGTTTGGTTTTACCGGTCCCGGGTGGTCCAATCAGTCCAAGATTACAGCGCTTCGCCCGCGGATTGGTGATACGAATGTTCAAGAACTCGAGAAATTGGTCTTTGACCTTGCGCATGCCGTAAAATTCGGCATCAAGTCTGTCCTTGACCTTGAGGAGAAATCTGTTGGTTTGAGTGAGGGGGAAGGGGTATAACTTGATGGCTGTGTAAGGAACGGCAAGGGCTGTGTGAAGCCATTGTTCATATTTGACCTTTTCTTCGTCAGTGCTACGTTTCATCAGTTTGTATTTTTGGTAGATAGTTTTGACTGTTTTGTCCTCGGCTTCCATGCCAAGAATTCGGAGTTTCAGTTCGTGACATGTTTTTGACAGTCCTAGGGATTTTTTACGTTCTGTTAGATGTTGGATCTCTTGCATCGTGTATTTACTGTACTTGGCGTCAAGGGCCTTGTATTTGTAGATGACCTTTTTGCGCAGTTCATACCAGAGAATGGACATTGGTTCGGATGTTTTGTAGATCTCATACCAGAGGAGTAGATCTGTCTTGTCAGCAAGGGAAAAGCGTGAGTCGAGAATTTCATCTATCGATGGTTCATCAGAATGTACTTTACACATAACTTCCTTCAGCTTGTTCTCTAGTTCGCGAATAGCTTCAGGTTGCATACCAAGTTTTTTGGCTACTTTTTGGCGTAGCTGTCGAGAATTGGGTTCCTTGCGTGTGCGCTTTGATCTGCGCACCGGAGCGGGGCTATCACTTGGACTGGGATTGTCACTGGATGGTTCAGAGTCAATCTCAATAATAACAGAATTACTGTCGGTGTCACTAACTTCCGAAGAATCGTCAGAATAACTTGGATCATCAGAATCATCTGATACAATAACTGGATTACGTCTTTTTGGAGGCATTTCTTTCAGGAGAAAATCTGTTAAGTAGTTGGAATATAGGTGGATACGGGTGTTACGATCAGGCCAGAACATAGGCATCCCACCTATTAGGACGGGATGTAGGG